CGCAGATGTTCAACATACCAAACCTCACGAAAGAGAGTCACCCTGACTTACGCCAATCAGCCAAATCGGCTTTACTTGGCTGTGGCTACGGGCTTGGTTGGGCATCCTTTGCGTCTCAACTTACTACGGGGTTCCTAGGCGCACCACCAGTGCGCTACACGTCGAGCTTTGCAAAACAGTTAGGTGTCAGCCCTAAGCAGGCGGAAGCGTTNTGGAGTTGGCACGACACCGAAGCCAAGCTACGGGATATCCCGCACACNTGTAGCCTTGCCGAACTAGCCATGCACGCTGTCGCATCNAAGCGCATCATTGATATGTANAGATCAACGGCGTACCCTGTGGTTGGGTTCTGGCAGATGTGCGAGAGACAGATTGAGTCGGCTTTGTACGATGGCAATGACTACACATATAAGTGCTTGACGTTTCGCAAGGGTCGTATAGAATTACCCAATGGAATGAGCTTGCACTACCCCAATCTGAGACGAGAGAAGGATGAGAAGGGTAGAGACCAGTGGGTTTACGGCGCCGATGCAACCAAGTTGTATGCAGGCAAGGTAACAAACAATGTCACGCAAGCGCTGGCGCGTATTGTGATGACTGACGGAATGCTACGGGTATCCAAAAGATACTTCATAGCNGGCACAGTGCACGACGAATTGATCGCTGTTGTACCTGATGCCGAGGTAGAGGAAGCTAAGACTTGGGTCTTAGCGCAGATGACTATGGAGCCAAGCTATATGCAAGGCATACCATTGTCCGCTGACGGTGGCGCGCATCGTCGTTACGGGTTAGCAAAAAACTAGGAGAAGCAGTATTGAAGTTACCAACAAAAATAAGAGTAGGTAGGCGGTGGTATAGCGTGGAAGTCATTGAGGCTATGATCGATAAGAGCTATGTGGGGCGTGTGCACTATGACGCGCAACACATTCGTATCGGTACACGCAACCACTTAGGCAAGCCGTTTACAAAGCACGAAGTCGGCGACACATTCTGGCATGAGCTTACGCATGCAATCCTGCATGACATGGACAGCCCCTTGTATCGTGACGAGAAGTTTGTATCCGCGTTTGCAACACGGCTTAACAAAGCCATTAACACAGCGAAGTTCGAATGAAAAAACCAGCATGGTCACACAGCAGCCTCAAAGATTTCGAGGGTTGCCAACGCAGGTATCACGAGGTCAAGGTCTTGAAGAAGTACCCCTTCCAAGAGACTGAGGCCACGCGTTACGGCAATCAGGTGCATAAGGCTATCGAGGACTACATCCAAGATCAAAAGCCAATACCGCCTGAGTACGAGCAGTTCCAGCCTGTGGTGGACGCCATGCTCAAGAAGCCCGGAAGAAAGCTAGCAGAGTATGAGATGGCGCTACGCGCTGACCTTACGCCTACTAACTGGAAAGCACCCGATGTTTGGGTGCGGGGCATCGCTGACATTCTGATCGTTGACGATGAGAACCTTACGGCATGGGTGGGAGATTGGAAGACCGGCAACAACAAGTACCCCGACAGGGATCAGCTTGTGTTGATGTCGCTCATGGTGTTCCAGCACTTCCCACACATACGTAAGGTTAACTCAGCGTTGCTGTTCATTGTGAAAAATGATATGGTCAAGATGCAGATGACGCGCGATCAATCTGAAGCCTTCTGGTGGAAGTATCGTGAGCGTACTGCGCGTCTTGAAGCATGCTTCGAGAACGAGGTATGGAACCCCAATCAAACCCCACTTTGCGGATGGTGTCAGGTCACCGGATGCGAGTTCAACCCTAAGCACTAGGAACAGTCATGGCCACAAGAAACTATTCGTCAGAGTACGCTAACTACCAAGGCAAACCCGATCAGATCAAAAAGCGAGCAGAGCGCGTTAAGGCTCGTCGCATGATGGAGAAGACGGGAGCAGCCACCAAGGGTGACGGCAAAGATGTGGATCACATCAAGCCCATGCGCGCAGGTGGCACGTCAGCCAAAGGTAACTTGCGTATGCGTAGCAAATCTGCCAACAGAGCAGACAATAAATAATCCTCGGAGAAGCAATGGAAATNGTAGAAGACAGAGCACTTATCTTACGAACAAGGAACCCGCACAAATACTCAATCATCCCTAAGAGCAAAGCCATGCTTCGTGCAGACGGAGGCTATGACGTTGCTGTGTACTGGGGTCTTGACGAAGCGCGGGTCTTGCGTAACCTAGGTGTGAAAGATGTGCCATCGCCGATCATTAGGCGCTATGACTGGCCGGGGCGTTACACGCCTATGGCTCACCAGATCGAGACGTCAGCGTTCTTGACGATGTACAGGAGAGCATTCGTGTTCTCCGAACCCGGCACTGGCAAGACGCTATCTGCTCTATGGGCGGCTGACTACTTGATGAAGCTTAAGAAGGTGCGTAGGGTTCTGATCCTGTGCCCCTTGTCCATCATGCACAGCGCATGGATGGGCGACATCAACAATAGCATCATTCATCGCTCTGCCGTTATCGCGCACCATGCTCAGGCTAGTCGGCGCATTGAGATGATTCAGCGGGATTACGAAATTGTCATTACCAACTATGAAGGTCTTAATCTGATCGCTGATGAGGTGCGTAACGATGGCCGCTTTGACCTTGTGATTGTTGACGAAGCCAACGCATACAAGACGCCCACAACACGTAGATGGAAGTCGCTTAACTCAATCCTTACACCAACCACATACCTGTGGATGATGACGGGCACGCCTGCTTCGCAGTCGCCTGTCGATGCTTACGGCTTGGCTAAGTTGGTTAACCCTGATGGCGTGCCTAAGTTCTTTACTGCGTGGCGAGACAAGGTGATGAACAAGATCACGCTGTTCAAGTGGGCGCCAAAGCATGATGCCAAGGACAAGGTACACGAGGCTCTCCAGCCAGCGATACGCTACACCAAAGCACAGTGCCTAGACTTACCCCCTGTCATTACCATGACGCGTGAGGTAGCTCTAACACCACAGCAAGCCAAGTACTACAACATGCTCAAGGAGCGCATGCTGGTGCAAGCCGCAGGCGAGACCATCACAGCAGTTAACGCTGCAGCCGGTGTGTCCAAGCTTTTGCAGATCAGTTGTGGAGCCGCCTACACAGACGACAAGGAAGTCGTGGAGTTTGACTCAGCGCCTCGGTTAGCTGTACTGGAGGAGATACTGGAGGAGACTGATCGCAAGGTCATCATCTTCGCTTTGTTCCGTAGCACCATCGACACCATCAGCACTTACCTCACCAAGAAGGGGATTGTCAATGAGTGCATCCATGGGGATGTAACGCCTAGCAAGCGTGGGCAAACGATTAATCGCTTCCAGACTGAGGCTGACCCTAGGGTGTTGGTCATGCAACCCGCGGCATCTGCGCACGGCATCACGCTGACTGCCGCTGATACTGTGGTGTTCTATGGGCCACTCATGAGCGTGGAGCAGTACATCCAGTGTTGTGCCCGTGCTGACCGCAAGGGGCAGGACTCAGATAAAGTTACTGTGATCCACATTCAGGGTAGCGCTATCGAGAGGAAGATGTTTAGTGCGTTGGCAGGGAAAGTTAGCGATAACTTACTTTTGACCGACATGTTCGAGACNGAAATTAAATCATGAAAGGGGGTTGCAAGCGATTGAAATGTGTGTAAACTGTCCAACCTTAGACAATAATTAAACAGGAGAAGCAAGTGTCAGAAGACTTAGTACCGCTAGACAAACTAGCAAAAATCTACCGCAAACTGCGTAGCAAGATTGCCGACCTAACCCAAGAGTACGACACGCAAGTCGAAGTGCTCAAGGCGCAACAGGAAGAGATCAAGAACGCAATGAAAGACCAGATGAAGGCGATTGGCGTCACATCTGTACGCACTACCGAGGGCACTGTCGTGCTGTCTGTAAAGACGCGTTACTCCACCCAAGACTGGGACGAATTTAAGAAGTTCGTCATAGCCCACGAAGCTATTGAGCTCTTGGAGAAGCGCATCGCACAGACCAACATGAAGCAGTTCTTGGAAGAAAACCCCGGGGTCGTACCGCCCGGACTCAACTCAGCCTCTGAGTATGACATCTCTGTACGTAAACCAACTTAAATGGAAATCAAATGAGCAATATTGCAATGTTCAACCCTTCAAACGTGCCAGCCTTCGCTAAGAACGCGGCTCTTTCAGCAACTACTTTGGCCTTGGCTGGTGGTGCACCTACCAGTAACGGCATGAAGCGCGTCTCCATCAAGGGTGGCGTGTTCCGCCTGCTCGCTGGTGGCAAAGAGATCGCCGCAATTGACGAGCGCTTCTTGGATGTAATCGTGGTCAAGGCTGCCCCCAAGGTCAGCCGTATCTTCTACGCTGGCTCCTACGACAAGGACGCGGCGGCTGCACCCCCTGACTGCACCTCTGGTGATGGTGACAAGCCTGATGCAGGCGTGAGAAACCCACAGGCTTCTACCTGTGCCGCTTGCCCACAGAATATCGCAGGGTCAGGCAACGGCAACAGCCGTGCTTGCCGTTATCAACAGCGCTTGGCTGTGGTCTTGGCTAACAACCCTGAAGGCGATGTATTGCAGGTAACCCTGCCAGCTACGTCCATCTTCGGCAAAGAAGAAGGCGACAAGCGCCCCTTGCAGGCATACGCCCGTGCTATGGCGGCTCAGACTCCTCCAGTTAACTTGGACTCCATCGTGACCCGCATGAAGTTCGACACCAAGGCTGAGTCACCCAAGCTGATCTTCGCCCCTGTGCGTTGGTTGACTGATGACGAGTACGAGATTGTGCAGTCGCAAGGCGCATCCAAGGATGCTGAGAAGGCCGTGGCCTCTACCCCTGCCGCTGTGGATGGCGTTACTGCCCCTGCTCCGTTGGCTATTGAAGGCAAGCGTCCTACAAAACCTATGGGCGAGTTACTGGCTGAAGAAGAGCCACCAGAAGTTGCTGACATGGAAGCAATGGCCGAAGCCAAGTTTGGTAAGCCTAAGAAAGCCAAGCCCGCACCAGTGGAAGCTGAAGAAGAACCCGAAGTTCGCAAAGCTCCTGCCAAGGTGGAAGCCGCCCCAGCTAAGAAGAACAAGCTGGCCGACATCGTTGCTGATTGGGACGATGAGTAACTAAATCGGGGGGAACGCTGTGCAAAGGCTTTTTGAGCTTGCAGACGAGCAGTTAGTACCCCCACCTACATACATGGCCTACTCACAAAAAATAATTGACGAAGTAGCTAAGACTCCCAAGTCTCTGGGCAACCAGCTTGGGCGTTGGGCAATCCATCTTGACTTTCCAGTCACGAAGATTGCCTATTCGCTTGGCGTCTCTCGACAGACTGTCTACAACTGGTTTACAGGCACGGAAGTGTTTGTGGCCTATCGTGACCGTGTCGAATTCTTAACTCACATAATGAAGACCTCTCACTCAGCAGACGAGGCATGGAGAAAAATATGTACGGAATACAACCTAGATCCCTCACCACGCAAGAGCTAATCCGCTTTAGCGCAGAACTCATGGAGTTGGACGCAGGCATGCCCAAAGAGTGGCAACTAGAAGTTCTTAGACGCTTAACTGTGATGGCGCCCCCTGACGGAGCCGAAACTAAAGACGCACGCCAACTCGAACTCTTCTGACCGCAAGGACTTAAATGACTCCGCTTGAGTTTTTAGCGGTTGTTCTGCCGCCGCCAGAATTTGGTCGGTACTGCGTAGCAGAACTTACTAGGACGAAAGAGCATGTGTTTGTTGACGCGCTCGATCAGACCACAGCGCCAATTAAAGGTTGGCACGATAGCAAGTTAGATGTTTACTTCGCCTTGGCTACCTTTGGCAAGGAAGACAATCGGCAAGCTACCAACGCAAGGTTCGTGAAGTCCCTGTTCATTGACATGGATGGATACGCATCGAAGAAAGATGCCGCCCTTGCGCTCAATGCGTTCTTGGAAAAGACTGGCCTCGATGCCTTGGGTACGCCCTACGTAGTCGGCTCTGGTGGTGGGTTGCACTGCTACTGGCCGTTACTTACTGCCGTTCCTATCGACTCGTGGAAGCCGGTGGCTGAGAACTTCAAACGCCTGTGCAAACAGGAGAACATGGCTATCGACATGACCGTGACGGCAGATGCCGCCCGAGTTTTGCGTGTGCCTGATACGACCAACTTCAAGAAGAAGTACGCAACGCCGCGCCCTGTGCGCATACTGACTGAAGGCGATGTGTTCAGCTTCGAGGGGCTGGCCACTCTCATCCGAGAGAAACTGACTGGCTCAGTATACGAGCCTGCGGCTATGCCATCACTTGACTTGCCCGGCCAGCGCCCAACCAAGGCAACGCCATCGGCTACGACAGTTAAGCTGTACGAGAACAGCATCACCAAGTTCAAACCAATATGGCTGGCTACGCAAAATGGCCGTGGCTGTGGTCAGTTAGCGCACTACGTGGAGCATGCAACCGAGGACGGCATGGAGCCGATCTGGAGAGGCTTGCTGTCATGGACGAAGGTTTGTGAAGACGGCAACAAGGCGGCTATCTGGTTAAGCCAGATGCACCCCTACGAGCCTGAGCGCATGAACCAAAAGCTGCAAAGCATCAAGGGCCCATACCCCTGCGTCAAGATGGACTCAGAGAACCCCGGCGTGTGCCAATCGTGCTCACACTGGGGCAAGATAACCAACCCCCTGATCTTGGGACGCGAGTTGTCTGTTGAGGTGGAAGAGAAAGAGATCGAGGTACAGCTGCCAAGCGACAGCACAGTCAC